TACTGTAGTATCGATAACCGGTTTATTTAAGATTTGCGACACACCACTTTCAGCGTTCCAGTCCGCATTGATCTGCCCAGCAGCCGCCTGCATAGCAGATAAGGCGGCAGCCGCTGCCGATTCGGCCGCATTGGTCTCGCTGGTTTTAGCAGCGGATGCACTGGATGCCGCTGCCGTCTGGCTGTTTTTAGCGTTTGTCGCACTGGTAGATGCGGCACTGGCAGAGTTAGCGGCGGCTGTGGCGCTTGTAGACGCGTCTGTGGCCTTTGTACTGGCTGTAGATGCAGAACTGGCGGCGTTGGTTTCGCTAGTCGCTGCCGCTGCAGCCTGGGACTTACTGTAGAGAGCCCAGCTCTTTGAAGATTGAGTTTTACCGGTTGAACTATCTGTGTCGTTATCTCCGTCAGGGGACTCCGTGGAAGTTGCCCATGCTTTCGCTGTAGTGCTTTCGTTACTAGCAGCCGTAGCGCTGGCCGCTGCGTTCGTTTCAGAGGTTTTTGCTGCCGTTGCTGACGTACTCGCCGCTGTTTCACTGAGCTTGGCATTACTGGCAGAGGTGGCCACCGCGCTTGCAGAACTGGCAGCCGCCGTAGCACTGGAAGCCGCGTTTGTTTCTGAGGTTTTAGCATTTGTTTCCGAAGCACTAGCCGCAGTCTCGGAAGCCTTAGCGTTTTTCTCACTTGTTGCCGCAGCTGTGGCGCTGGAGGTGGCATTTGTCTCGGACGTTTTCGCATTGGTCTCGGAGGTGCTGGTAGCTTTCTGAGAGGCAAGAGCCGCCGTTTCGGAAGCCTTGGCGTTGATTTCGCTGGTTGCCGCTGCCGTTGCGCTGTTAGCTGCTGCCGTAGCAGAATTAGCCGAACTGGTGGCGGAATTGGCTGCGTTCGTAGCACTTGTGGACGCATTGGTTTCAGAAGTTTTCGCTGCCGCCTGGGATGCTGCTGCCGCGGTCTGCGAAGCCTGAGTTTTTTTCCCCGCTTTCTGAATTTCTTCATAGATGTTGTCATACTGGTTCGGAGTGCTGTCCTGGGGGATTTCATTGGTTGTCAGGCCGCTTTGCCCCACTCTAATGTCCAGGCTGTTGACGGTAATGGTTTTCACCGTGGTCCCGTCACTCTCTGTTTTCTGACCAAATACATTGACGTTAAAAGTCCCTTCTCCCTTCAGAACTTCCCACGGAATGATACAGTTGCCGTTGTTGTCGATTTCCTCATTGAAAAAGAGCGGCTTACCGTCTGTGATAAGGTCGCTCTCTGTTCGTTTGAACTGTGCTGTTTTATTGGTCCCGTCCCAGTCCTCTGTGAACTGGAAGTTTGCCTGAAGGTATCCGCTGGAATCAGCTACCACAGGATCACGGGATAACAGATACAAGGTCTGATACTTCACATAGAATTTTAGAATCAAGTCGTTTCACCCTCCTTCTTCAAATCCCGCTTACATCAAAAACGATAAAACAGGTCGGATTTGCTGTCCACGTAGACCCTGCCGCCGTTGACTGCATCATGCAGGGCCTCCAGGTCGTTGGCCACGTAGTCCAGCCAGCCGGTGCCCTCGGAGTTGGCCAGAGGGGTCTTTTTACCAAAGGCTCCGTCCTGGATGATGCTGTCGTTGGCATCTCTCAGCTCCGGGTGCTGGTATGCTTGTCGTTTCATTTCTCCACCTCCTTGGGCGGGTCGTAGACCAGGGCTCCGTCACGGAGGACGTAGTCGTGGGGATTGTCTATATATTTATCGTCTTCAACAAGCTCGTAAGTTTCGGGGACAACTGCATTACAATCAGCTGTCCCGTAGCATCTTTTATCTGACTTTTTGATTATATAGTACATGTTGCCTCCTATTTAACACCAATACACCAATATCCTACATATCCGTCATCATTGCCACCACTTCCCATGTTGGCACATTCTACGTATGGTATGGTTGGATTTGGATAATAACAGCTATTTGCTAGGATATTGTCTTCATTAACGATTCCCCATATACATTGGCTTCTCGTATATCCTGACGGAAGCGGGATATATCTTGCTCCTGTATGTTCTTTTCCACGATACCAATTACCGTCTTTTCCCCAACTTCCTATCCCATTATGTTTGTCTTCATCTGTAGGCATATCCCAATTATCATCATCCATATATAATCGGCCTTTAATGATACTGACGCTTTTGACGTTGTATCCATTAATACGGATTTTGTTGCCGTCGATTGTCCCTGATTTCAAGGTTGCTCCCGTGATATTTCCGCTGTCGTCCACGGTAAAGCTCCCGGAGCTGTTTTTAAAATTCGTCCCGACAATCTGCGTGCCCGTGATGGTGCCGCCTTTTAAAGAACCCACATTGGCACTGATAGCGCTTAAGCTGTCCACTTTGATTTTTCCAGCGGTTACTGCTCCAGCAGCTATGTTTTCTGCCAGGACAGCGCTTGCTCCGATTTTCCCGGCTGTAACGGCGTTGGCTGCAATCTTTTCCGTAGTAATTGCCCCGGCCAGAATCTTGTCTGCGTTGACAGCATTGGTAGCAATCTTTTCCGCTTTGACCGCTCCATCCTGAATCCAGTCAGAACCAACTACCTTGGTAACGTCAGCATTGACCGCTTCGGACCATTCCCCATTCCCGAAGCAGTCATAATAGCGGTATTTGAAGTCGTAATTGCCTTCAAGGATCCCGATTTGAAATACACTGTTCTCAGTATAGAAAGAATGTTCATCATTCGTACTTGTGTTGGTTGCAAGGATTTCCATGCCCGTACAGTTTACCGGCAAGGAGGCCATGTGAACATTGAATCCCTGGAACAGGTTTTCAATCGTTGGGGCCGTAGGTGCTGCCGGCTGTGCCAGTTCATACTGGTGTGTCATTGGAGAACCATAGGTGCCAAAGACGGACCGTGCAAAAAGATAGGCGGTGCCGGACCGTTCACTGGGTACAGCATCAGACGTAAGGGCGCTGGTGCTGTCCAGCATCCCTTTATACTTCCCTGCGTCCGTGTTTTCCCGTAGTTCGTAGCCGTCAAAATAATCCTGCGTGTTGACTGCCGTCCACTGCCAGTGTGGTGTCCCGCCTTCCCATGTAACGGTGAACTGATCCGGAGCGGTAGGAAGGTGGCTGGAACCCTGTACGGTTATATCTGCCGTTGGAGCTGCATCGAAATCACAGCTAATACCAAACTTATTAATGGCCACCACCTTAATGGTGTAGGTGGTTCCTGCTGTCAGTTTCTTTACGGTATAGGTTACTCCGTTGGCGTTCCCTGCATATTGATATTGGCCGGTAGTTCCGGCCTTGTACCATACGGACGCGCCACTATAGCCGGTCACTGTTCCCTTCTCCCAGGTAACGTATACATCGTTCTCCGGGTAGCCTAAATCATCGGTCACATGTTCTTCCAAAAGGGTAATGCCTGTAGCTTGTCCATAGGCCGTTGAGGTGTTTTCAATGGCCTCTGATACACCGCTTGAAACATTCCCGGCGAACTTTAACAGGGCCTTTTTCAGCTGGGCAACAAACGTGCGCCCGTCCCCGGATACACTGTTGGGAATCTTTTGAATATCATCACTGGAAAATTTGTTGTCCGCCATGGTTCACATCACCCCTGTGGCTGATTGGCTGCCGTAACAGGCCCGTTGACCGCCGCAGCTATAGCCTGGTTGATTTCATTCAAGAGGGCCTTGTCCTGGCTAACATCAAGGGCCTGCTGATTCTGGCAATAGATAGCAGCCAGCTTGATACATACCTGATTTAAGGCCAGCTGGGAGAAAGGCATATCATCATCCAGTTCCACCTTTTTGGTGTTGGCGAAATACCGGATAGTGACGGGCGGATCATCCAGAGTTTTGATGGTATTGCCGGTAATTCGGATAGGGAACCGGCCCGCCGTCCGTACAAATTCTTTTGGCAGTGCGGTTTCCTCGTCTGTCAGGGTTAAATCGTTGATAACAAGCGGGGAACCGGCACCCACAAGGAAAGAGGAAACGTATTGAATGGCCTCGTTCAGATAGCTCAGGATTTCATTGTCATCCAGGCCCACTTCATCGCGGTCGTTGATTTTGTCCCGGATCTGATTGATGGCCACATCCACTAACATATTCATTGTTTCATTCGTCCTCCTTCCTTATCAGCACATAAACGGCATTTTGATTTTTACATTGGAGTATCTTCTCGCCGGAACAATGCTGATTACCAGCCGGTTGACTTCGCTCATAAGTACATCATCGTTGGGATTCTGCTCTAGGATCATGGCTACAATCTTCACAATGCAGTCAAAGAAAATATCCGGGAGGTCAATGGTACCCGTTTCAATGTCCTCTATCTCGTTCAATTTAGCACGATACAGGAGGTCAAAGTCGCTTCTTGCGTAGATTCTTCCGGCGAATACTCTATAGGTCCCAAAAGGAAGTTCATCTTCCAGGGTAACGGGAGAAAGGTGGTATTTATCTTTCGCCCTTGCCACCCGGACTAACAGAATGAAATCGTCCGGCAGCTCTGCCCCCGTCTTTTCAAAGTCGTAGTGTTCTTTTTCCGGATCATCTGCGCCCTTATTTTCGTTGTATTCATCGACTTCCTTGTTCATCTCATCAACGCGGTATTCCTTGATTTTCTCCAGGAAATCGCTGTTGCTCAATGCGTAGGACTGATTTAAATATCGGATGGATTCATTAATGGCATTGAGCATATCATAGCCGGAATACTTTACTTCATCATTGTCATTCAGCTTATACCGGACCTGACGGGATATTCTTTTTGCGGTAATACTCATATCTCTACACCCCGCTTTTAAAAGAACCGGCGTTTATGTTCCATACACAGCCGTGGGTTTTCCTTCGTCCATTTTCTGATCTGGGCAACATATTTGGCTTCTTCTCCCACAGACCGGTAAAAGGTGGCAAGGCGTAGAGTCGGGTCCAGAGTCCATAGTTCCTGGGGGATAGCAAACATAATCTGCTTTTCATCGCTCTTTCCCTGATTAATGGTATTGCCAACAAGTTTGGAAATCTCTACAGCATCCAGGGCGTCCCGCAGGTCCACCTTATTGGTGAGGGCAACACCGCCTTTTCCATCGTTTAAATCCGTGAGTTTCTGCTCATAAATAGCCATGTTTGTGAATCACTTCCGTTCTTTTTCATGGTTAGTGCTAAAAAATAAAGCGTACACAATACGGATTGTTCCACATTGTGTACGCTGCTTTTGTTTGAACCATGCACCAGCTTTTTCGGCCGGTGCACAGTCAATCATTGGAATAAGGTCAAATCTTGATATTGGTAATGGAGCCGTGTGCCTGGGGCTGAGTGCATTTCAGGCCAATAGAGCATTCAATCACAAATTCAGAATAGTTACCTTTCTTGGCAAGGCCGGTAACTTCATGGGTACGGTCGAACCATTTCAGGGTCATATACTGGGTATCAATAGCATCGATTCTATCGTTCGGATAGAACAGGTGAGGATGGGCGGTAACAATACCGAAGTCGCTTTCATAGGTATCTGCCACCAGGTTCAGTTTCTTTTCTGCACCTTTCCGGATGTTGGTGGAGTTGGCCAGCAGCTGTTTGGAGAACCGTCTCTTGTTGATGGGGTTCATCCACAGGTCGCCAGGATGGGCACCGCGCAGCTGTGCTTTATACAGCATGGAATCAATGTCATCCAGGGTGGATTCTGCTTTGCCGCCAAGGTCTACCACGTTATTCCGTTCCACCTTCACGTTGGTGCCTGCATCGGTAGGTTTAACCTGTTTGGAAGCAACGGAATCAATAGCGCCTTTCATGGTGCTGTAGATGTTGAAGGTGGTGGAGGACTTTACGTTCACATAGTAAGGAACGTCAGCTTTCAGACCGGTAGGCAGGGTATCCGCCACAAAGAAGATGAAGTCGCCGGTGGACAGTTCATGATTTTCGGCGGTGGTGCACAGGCCGGAGGTAGCAACGGTTACCGCCAGCGCGGAGGAGTTCAGGAAATAAGGAATACCGCCAGTTTCAGCAGGTACGGAGGCCGTGCCTTTTACTCTGGTTTCATTGGTTACCAGAGCATATTCAATATCTTTGGCATGGGCCAGGAAAGCGTTCTGTTTCTGACGGACGAATTCATCCTGTTCGGTGTAGATTTTTTCGGTTTTCCGCTGCATGTCGGACACCCAACCGGTATTCTGGAAAATCTGGACGTTGTTGGACAGGCTTCTCAGGCTGCCGACTTTTTCCGTCTTGTAATCTTCCTTTTCAAGATGGGCGTTCTTGATGGGCGGGCGCAGGGCCTCGGTGATCCAACTAAATTCAGGTTCCTTTGCATTTGCGTCAGCCGTCAGGCTGGACAGGAAAGGAGTGGTAGTCGGGTCAATGTTGGTAATAATCGGGGAAAAATCTTCCGCATTACCAAATGCTTCAAAGGTTAAGGACTGGGATTCGCTAGGGCCGGGATCTCTAATTACTGCCATTGTAGTCACCTCGTAATAAAATTTTTATTATGAAAAAACCGCCCCGGAGGACGGCTGTTTCACCATTGGAATATGGATTTTCGATTGTGTCTAATTCTTATCTTCCGCTGAAATACTTTTGGAACCATGCCTGCTTCTGCTGGTAATTCATGTTTCTCAGCTGCCGTGCATCGGGCCGTTCCCGTGCGCTGCTGTTGCCAGCTCCGGGAGTTTCTACGGCGGGCGGACGGGAAACATGAGTCGGGACAGTTCCCACATTGGAAGCCTGGGCATAAAAAGCCTTTCGGGTATCTTCGTAATACTTCTGGAGAATTTCTGCACCTCTTCGAGTAATCTGTCCATGCTGCGCTCCATTGATAACCTGGGCAATCTCTTGCGCTTGTTCGTAGGGCATTTGCTTGTAGCGGGTGGCCAGCATCTTATCAATGGCACCAAAGTTTGGTTCCGTTTGCTGTGCGTTCGCTACAAAGGACTTCACGTCATTAAAGATAGCTTCTCTTTCACTTTCTTTGTTCTGGGCCGCCCGCTGCTGTTCCATGATCCGTTCACGGGTCTGGTTCAGAATTATCCCCTGGGCGTTCTGGAGGGCCGCTTCATACATCTGTGCCTTATTGATAAGGTCTTTATCGTCGGTGTATTCTGCTGCATCCAGTTCTTCTTCCGTGATACCAATTTGCTCCATGGCCTGTTTCTTGGCCATTTGGTTCACACGGTCATAGAATTTTCTGTTGGCTTCCACAGCCGTCTGTTTGGCCACTTCCGCGGTATCTTCCGTAGGAACCTGGGCATTTAAGGCTTCTTCAAACCGCTTCTGCTTGTAGGCTTTATACTGCGGTTTGTAGAGTTCCGGAATCCGGGATTCGTCCACCCTGCCTTGATGGAGGGCATTAAGCAGTTCATTTTCCGTGTATTCCGGTTCCTTGGTAGTCTTTTCCAGGAATCCTTCTGTCAGGCCGGTATCAGCTTTGTTGATACCTTCCGGTTGCTTCTGGATATTGCCCGGAATGGCGTTGGGGTTGGCTGCTCCAGGTACATAAGCGGGCTGGTTCGGCTGCTGTGCGCCCTGGGATGCTGCCGGTGGTTTCACGTCAACAATGGTTCTTTTCCCGGTGGCCGGGTCAATTACCAGCTTTACACCACCAGCGACAATTTCCCGCGGTGCATTATTGCTGCCGCCTCCGGTTTCCAGTGTGCTCTGGGTAGGAGTTGCCGCTGCTTCCGTAGAGGGAGCGGGGGCAGCAGTCTGTTCCGCTGCCGGTGTCTGCTGCGTGCTGGCTCCAGAACTAGTTCCAAAATTGGTTTCTGCTGCCGGTTGGGGGGTGGGCGCTGTAACTGCGCTCTCCGCTGCTGCCGGTGCCGGGCCGGTAATAGTCGTTCCATCCATTCGTTATCTACCTCCATTTTCTTTCTGTGCTTCAATCGCCTGGATCGTTTTGTCCAGCTTGAATTGGTACAGCTTGCCTTTTTCAACGAGCTTATCCATATAGGCTTCCAGGTCCATAAGGATCCTGTATTTGGCTCTTGTCTCCATTAGGTCCTTGCTCGTATCTGCAAGGTCCTCCAATACTTCCTGCCGGGAGCGGACAAAGAAGGGCCGGAGAAGGTCTTTAATCTCTTTGGCCTTCTCAGCTTCCTTGATTCTGTCGTTGTACTCCTTGGCCAGTAGCCGCGGGTTGTTTCGTCTCGTCAAGACCTCCTCCCGCGTCAAAGGGGTTTTTCTTTCCCCATCTGCTGATATATCTAGCATCGTCCAGTCTCTCCTCCTGCATCACGTCACTGCTGTTCACGTCAATGTTCAGATACTTCTTCAGGGCCTGGATCTTGGCTTCCGGAGGAATGTCCTCATAGCTTACGCTCAGTTTTGGTGTGGATGCCTTGGCCAGTTCAAACTGTTCCTTAGCCTGTTCAACCGCAAGGGCCTGCTGTTGTGCCTGCGCCTGGGCCTGCTGAGCTTCTGCCTTCCGCTGCTGTGCTTCGGGACTGTCAGGATCAAGCAGGTAAGCATTGATATTTCGGATACCCATACTTTCCAGGAGTTTCTTGGCCGCCTCATACCAACTGTTTTCGGTTACGACTCCCATCTGCTGGAGTTGCGGGAAAAGCTGGTTAATCATTACCATGAGGTACTGAATCTGTGCTTCCCTCGTCCCGGCTCCCTGGCCTACATTGATAATCAGGTCATAGTCGATGTTCAAATCGTCCTTGGTAATGGAAATGTTCTGATCCGTCAGCCGGAATATCTGCTCATCGTCCATATACTTCTGATTGAGAAGGATAATGTACTTGAACATGGGAACCACGAAGGATTCCGCAAACACCCTGGCAATATGCCTCATGCGCTTATCGGCAGCACCCATGATGGACGTAATGCCGGTAGCCGTTTTGTTTAAGCTATTGGAATCCAGCCCTTGATTGTACCGCGTGCTACCGCTCTGGGACTCAATCTCATTCTGTGCATATTCAATGACCTGCATGGAAAGAGGACTGATAGAAAGCTGCTGCCCCGGCATGATTGCATCCGCGGGGCTGCCATTGGTGGGGATGATTTCATCGTTATCAATGAGTGCATCCATATCCACCTTGCTCATATCCACAAATGTACGCGGGCTGTTGTTCTTGGCTACGTTTGTAATGATCTGCCGGAAAATAGCTGTCTTTAGGTTCTGATGCTGTTCCAGCAGGTCAGAAAAGCCTTCATCTTCGTTGAATACGGTGTTGGGGCTGGGCTCTGCTTCTGCGATGAAGAAGGGAGCAAATTCCATTTCATTGGTGGAAATCCGGATAGGAGTATCTCCAATAGCATGGACTATCAGGTGTTCATAAATCCCGTCTCCATTGAAGTCAACGGACAGATAGCCTTCATACAGTTCAAATAGCTTAGAGGCGTTGTCTCCATCATTGATACGTCCCCCGGTGCTGCTGAGTTCCTTGTTCTTCAAGAGGTCATAGGTGGTGTACTTGGCATCTCCATCAGCCTTTTCCAGGGCCTCATCGATGTTTTCGTAAACGCCTTCCCGCTCTTTCCGTTTAAGGTAATCCCCGGTTACCAGTTTCCTTTGTGCCTTAAATTTGGCGTCCTGGAGGTTGGTGGAATCCGGAGTGAACCGCAATTCGGACGGGCTCATATACTGGACTACCGGGTAATTGCTCTTAACGATAATTTTATCGAACGTCACAATGGACAGGTCCGGAGCATCCTTGAGTGGCTTAATGGATTGAATCTCCACATGCCCGGCTTCGGCTTCCTCATTGAGTACAGCCATAATCTGATAATCGTCTGCACCAACGAGAATCTGATAGGTTTCTCTATCTTCTTCCCGCTTCCAGTACACCTTGGCCACACCATAGTTGATGGACAGGGCCTTTTCCATAATGTCCGCGATAAAAAGCGGGTAGCTGTTCTTTCGCTGGAGTTCATAGGTCAATAGCTGTTGAATCTTCTCTGCTGCCGGATCATCGTTTGCATTGACGCCTTTTACGTCTACAGGGTTTTCGCCACCGATAAAGGGTTCGCACAGACTAGGCAGCATCCATTTGACAGCCGTCTGAATGTCCCGGCTACAGAAGTTGGATGTTTCCGACAGGTGCGGAAAAAGCCGCCTGTAGTAGTCCTCCTTGGCCTGATACGCCTGCTCCCGTTCAATGATTTTCGGTTCAATGGTGGAGGTATAGTAAGCATTGGCATCATTCCGGCAACGGATGAACGCCTGCATGATCTTTTCAATTTCGGCCTTTTTCAGGGTCTTTAGGCTGACTTCCTTCTTCTGGTCCTCGGTGCTGGTAGCAAACATTAGCAGCACATCAAGCGGGCTCGCCTGATGTTGCCCCGGCATGGGCCCCTGCCCCGGCATCATTTGTCCAGGCATCATTTGTGGTTGCTGAGGGGCTGCGCCTGGGATAGGCTGCTGCCCTCCTGGAGACATCGTTGGCTGCCCCTGCTGCATCGGCGGTCCCTGCTGCTGTTGCATGGCTGCCTGGGCCATATTGAGCTGGTCAATAGGGTTTGGCATTTGTCAACCGCCTCCTTATACCGTCAGCTCACTAATGGTAACGGTGGCGCTTGCTGCCGCCACCAGGTACACCGCCTTTTCATCTGCATAGCCGCACAGAGGGAAAACCGCGGTATCCCCGGCTTTAATGGGAATCCCGGTGGACGTGGTAACATCGTCACCACCCCAGTAAACGTCAGCACTGCCGGAGTTATAGACTACCAGCACCGCCCGCCCCTGCTGCTGATGGGAAATAAATTCGGGGCTGGCCGCTGCGGTTGCCTTGGTGCCTACGGTCAGCTTGCTGTTTTTCGCTCTGGAAAACGCGTATGGAATTTCTGTCATGGTTTGGATCACTCTCCTTTACATTGAACCGAACTTCCGGATTCTGCCGGATTTTCGGAGGGAATTGAAACGGGTAAACTGCCCCGTTGACACAGGTGCCGCAAAGGTCAGCGCCAGTGCGTCACCGTAGTTTGGGGATTGGAGTCCCCTTTCCTTCATATCTTTCTTGCTTTCCAGCTGGAACCGACCGCTTCCATTGATGAAGGCTTCCGGTCCAATCAAATCGTTGTAGACTTCCTGGCTTTCGATGGCGCCGCCTTCGTGAATCCATTTCTTCATGCCTGCCCACATCTCAGCGCGCTTGTTGAGATAGTAGGTATCGTCCGGCTTTTCGGCAAAAGAAACCAGCGTGAACCGGTCTCCCCATCCCAGATGCTTGATGCAGCTATAGATACCCGTGCCGTATCCCATATCTATGAAGCCATGAGCCATGTTGTGCTCCTGGGCCAGCGCGACGATCTTCCCGGCTGTGCGGAAATCATCGTCATTCTTGGGCATGGTGAAAAGGACCTTGGACCAGTTTCCCTGTCGCATGGAACATACGAGCAAGTCATCGCCTTCCCACGCCGGGTCAATACCGAAAATAACCGGTAAGTCTTTGAAGGCTTCCGGATCCATGGTCTTGTACCGGTCAACAGCTGCCTGGGCATCCTCTACAGAGATTAACTGGGAGTCGCCCATCTGCGGGAACTGACCTTTGACTCGGACGCGGATGATGTCGGTATCCTCGCCATACTGCTCTATCCACCGCTGTAACTGGGCCTTATTGGATATAGCCACATCCCGGCTGTCTATCTGCCGGGTATGCCACAACGTCCGGAACCTATGGAAGCAGTCGTAGAAACGCCCGCTGTTCCGGGTGGGGTTCCCGAAGGCCGTCCATATAATCTCGGTCTTGGAGTCAGTCAATGCACCTTCTACGACCTCCCAGATAGCGGAGTCAATGGCTGATGCTTCATCAAATATAACCAGGATTCTTTTTCCCTGGTTGTGCAAACCGGCAAATGCTTCGGGGTTTTGGGCTGACCACGGCAGTGCGTCCATGCGCCAGGTCTTTTCGTGCTCCGGGTCCACGCTAAAGAAGGATGTAGCCGTGTACGTGAACAGGGGCCTAGTAATGGATAGTCGGTGCCACTTGGCCAGCTCCGGCCACGTCTTGGAAAGCAACTGGTTCTGCGTGTTGGCCGTGACCACGCCTTTGCAGTCTTCAAAGGTGCTCATAGCCCAGATGATGAGCCAGCACACCAGAGCTGACTTACCAATGCCGTGCCCGGACGCTACCGCCTCCTGGATCACCTGCTGGGGGCTTTTGAGGCCCCGGCCAACATCCTCCAGTAAAGATAGCTGCCAGGGGTCCGGCTGCTGGTCTGCCAGCGGTCCCGGTTCCCCCCAGGGAAACGCGGCCCAGACAAAGCCTGCCGGATCATGCGTGAAACCTGCGGAAAACTCCGCCAGCTGGGCCATTTGCTGAGGGCTCAGGGAATCGCCGCCACCTTTTGACTGTCTCACGGGGCATCACGCTCCCCCTTGGCTGCGCGTCTGCGTGCCTTGCTGAGTGCGTCCGCAAAGCTGCTGTCCGCCTTGACCTCTAAGGAATCGGTCAGCAGCTTATGATGTTTGGCCATGTCCTCAGCTGCCTTGATGCGGTCAGAAAGCGCCGGATCCAGCCCGAACTGGTCCTTCACCTCTCCCCGGAAGGTTGCGCTGAGGAAGCCCAGCACTTCCTCCGGGTCAGCAATGGTGGGATTCATGCCCAGGCCGATCTGTACCCCCTTCAAAAAAACCTGTCCGATTTCAGTAGAAAGGAACGCCTCTCGGAGGGCAGCCGCTCGCTTACAGTCGCTTCGGTCATAATGATCCTCATCAATGCCGTACGCCTTCCGGTATGCGGCCGTGCGGCTCCTCTCGAAGATTGAACCGGCCAGGAATCGGAAGTCAGTTTCCGTTTTCGGCGGCTGCGGCTGCTTTCCGCTTCTTCCACTCTTCTTTCCGGCGTCTGCTCTCTCGCTGGATGAAATCATCTGGATCACCTCCTTCCTTATCAATGAAATTCCAAAACTCCACCAGCTTCAGTAGCACCTGGAGCTCTTTCGTTCCCTGGTAGAGATTTACCTTGCTCCTGGTGGGAGGGAAATAAAGGTCCAGGGAACGCACCTTAACAGTGCAGTCATTCTGCACGCTCCAGCATTGTCTGACGCTGTACAGGACAATAATGCCATGCTTGTATCTCATGCCGTTGCACAGCTTAAAGATAGTCTGACGTATACTTTTCTTCATTCCCCTATCACCACCTGCCCTTCTCGCATGGGAAAACCGCTCAGAACGGATCATATAATCGTTTCTGAGCGGTTTTTAACTGCTGGCCTTATAGTCAGTACCTACATTTTCATAACCCGGAACATCGATTCCATCATCCTCGGGATCATCCGGATCCCGGTGTTCCTCCGCGAACTTTCGCTTCACCCACTCCGGCAGGACGGTGTCCAACTGGTCCTGGAACAGGGTGTAGAGCTCATAGCTCAGCCATTTCCCGCGGATGTAGTAAAGAGGATTGAAGTAATAGGAGATAATCTTCTCATGGCCGACAGTGATTTTCCCTTTGGCCATGACTCCTGCATGGATCATCCTGGTTACAAACTTCAGTGTCGCGTTATAGGTCAGCCCCAGGTAGGCAGCTATGTGGCCGATGTGCATGCTTTTATTTGTATGATCGCTCCGGTAGACTAGGCGGTTCGTGCCGTTTTCCAGCTTGTCTATGAGCAGGTACAACTTGTATGCATCATAGACTGTAACTTCCTTAGGAAGCTTTGTGCCGGTAAAGACGCGTACAAAATGCGCCTGCGGCTTAAAGAGGTATCCTTGCTTGCTGCGGAAATTGGAGAACCACTTCTTCCGGCTGCCGGATGCAATCACTTCTCCAGTGGCCTGGTCAATCTCTCTGACTTCCAGAATCGTTTCTCTTTTCCCCATTCTATCACCTCTTTCCTATGTGGCCGCACTCGCCACATTTAGCCGATTTTTATGGCCGCACTCGCCACATTTGCTGAAAGTCTTTGGAGCAAGGCTGCATCAGCTTCCACAGGCTGTTTTTCCGTCTCATTTTGGTTGAGAGTCATATACCAATATAAAGATGCTCAACCAGAATCTGCCCAGCTTTGCTTTTTCGCGTTATTTCCCGCCTTTCGCAAATGATCCTCGCGAACTAGGGATGCCCAGGCGAAAGGAGGTTTTCATAAAAAAGTCCCCGGCACCCGCGAGGAAAGCACCGGATGAATCATGCTCGGCGACAGCAACGGTGGTAAAAGAAAAGAGACCTTATAGAGGTCTCAGGAAAGTCGCGTATGCAGTTGAATCCACCCACGGTGCCTAGCTCATTCTAAGCATATATAGAGAGTCTTGTCAAATCCATTCCAGGAATGGCGTAAAAAATAAATTGTAGTCAAAAACGAAAAAAATGAACACCTATCACTCAATGAGTGATATTATATAGCCAAGAAAAGAAAGGAACTCCAAAAAAAGGATTCCAATCAGTACCAAAAAGTACCCACCTAAAATGCTAGAATGAAATCAAGGAGGAATGAATCATGAAAAACAAAATCAACGACCGGCTGAACGAAAAAGCAAAAGCACTGTTTGGCGAACAGAACCTGAACAACGTCCTGGATAAGGCCATCGTAACTGGCATCCAGCACATCGGAGAGCCCCAGTACATCGTCGTAGACCATGACAAAAACGTGAGCCTGGCAGCAACCACCTATGACCTCAGAGGGAAGGTAATGGTCCTGGCCATCACCTACACCCGAAACGATGTGGTCAGCTACCTCAAGGATGCAGCTCCTGAACTGGCAGACAAAGTAGACGACCCGAACTGGAGCAACGGGATGCTGAGCCCGCTCAACGGCGTAGACCTGCCCCCTTACGAGAGCGTTGATCCGATCACTTACTCGACCTATCAAGACTGGATTGCAGATAGCCTCAATGCTATCGCAGATACCTGGTTTTAATCTGGGAGGGGTCCCAAACCCCTCCACCACTTGAAAGGAGAGAGCATTATGAAAACGACCATTAACAAAAAAACTTATGATACCGATAAAGCAACCTTTATCGGGGAATGGGACAACGGAGTATCTCCTACGGACAGTCTGGATTATATGACTGAAGAGCTGTACATGACCGCCGACCATGAGTTCTTCATCCATGGACGGGGCGGAGCCAGGACGGCCTATGGCCGGTGCGAAGGCTACGATTCCTGGGCCGGAGGAGAAGAAATCCGTCTGTTGCCGGGCATGATGGCCAGCAGAGTGGTAAGAGAACATCTGCCAGAAAAATATCATGAGATTTTCGGAAACGACCCTTATTACGAAATCAAGGATGAAAGCGGGGAGGACATCGAAGTCGGCACCTGGGAACAGATCGCCGACGCATGGAAAGCCACCAAAGCCCATCCATGTGAAAAGAGCCGTTTGACCCTCTGGGAAGAGCAGGAAGACGGAAGTCATCAGCTCAGGGATGAAGCGGTCGGGGAAGGTTACGAAGATCACACCCGGGATGAACTGAAATCCCTGGCCCTGGACCTGTACGGCTCCGGCTGGCGGGCAGATGACCGGGAAGAACTCCAATACCAGTACAATTTCACCGACTGGGAAGCAGAAGCTCTGTGCGAAATCCTGGAAGACATTGAAAAGAACGAAGACTGAAAGCCGGGCGGGGCTAATCACCCCGCCACCATTTGAAAGGAGAAAAAATCATGAAAATCGACAAAAACTACGTCATGGAAATGAAAACCATTGCGAGAGCTGAAAAATACAAGGATTTTTATAAGTACTGCACCCTGAGTGCAGGGGTGAGCGACATCGCCGCCCTTGTCTACCGGACCGGCAAACCCGGTGAAATCGGCGAAATCCCGTTTGGTGAGGACGGGAATTATAAGGCCCACCTCATCGTAGGAGACACCGAGGTCCCCAGCCATTACAACCTGGTCCTTGACACCCGGGAGCCCTGGCTGTGGATCTACGACGATGACGGGAAGACCCTGGACCTGGAAAACCCGGCAGGATTCGAGCTTTACAGAGCCGGAGAGATGGGTCTCCTTATCCGTTTTAAGTGAGCATAAGGGGGTTGGTGAGCATGGCAAAATATACAATCACTCACGCGTGTGGCCATACCGAAGAGGTCAACCTTTTTGGTAAGCACGCTGATAGAGAGCGCAAGATCGCATACCTGGAAAGCATCGACTGCCGGGCCTGCTGGGATGCCGCCCAAGCCACCCAGGCTAAAGAGGCAGGTCTGCCGGATTTGACTGGGAGCCCCAAGCAGATCGCTTGGGCAAATGGCATCCGCAACCGGATCTTAGCGGAGGCCGCTCGCTGCATCGAGACACACCCGGACTGGCCAGACGTTGATAAATGGCTGGCGGAGCTCAAAAAAGAGACGTCAGCCCGGTGGTGGATCGATCACCGGGACGCACACGCTGCCAGCATGCACGGAGATTGGGCGCTAGCTCAAGAGGCCAAAATCCTAAAGTGCGTTGTCAGCTTTATAAATGCGGATAATGGTGAGGAAGACGCCTTTAAAACCGTCCCAGTCCCGCCTACAGCCATCCTGGACCCAGACCCGTGGATGGCCGCACAAGCAAAAGCGGCCGAGCCTACCAAGGATGAGCTGGACAAGAAATTTGGCGCTAAACATACCGTGGCTCTTATCATCCTGGAGGACGGTAAGGAGGTCTTCCGCCACACCGAGGAGGCGCATTGATATGACCACCATCAAAGAGGCCCGGCAGCTTGCCGGGCTCACTCAAAAAGCCGCAGCAGAGCTGCTGGAGATTCCGAAGCGTACCTTAGAAAACTGGGAAGAAGGGCACCGAGCCCCGAAGCCCTGGGTGCAGAGGCTCATCATCAAGGAGCTGCTGGAAATCGCAGCACGAAAATAAAAAGACCAGGTGGAGTAAAAACCACCTGGTCTTTTTATTCGTCCTTGCCCGTCGCTAGTTTTAGTCCGTGCATGGTCGGTTCCACAAGTCCCATTTTAACAGCAAAAAGCGCCGCATAGTAGATGACCTCTTTCCGCATGGCATAGTAGATGCCGTGCGTGATGTGCATATCCGTGCAGGTTCTCTTCCACAGATCCCTGTCTTGGTACCGGGATTTATAAAAGTCAGCTGCCTTCCCGGTGCCAGTCAAAAACCGCTGCTCAACTGCACTGACCACCGCCAGCCATTTTTCCGGATGCCGCAGGTGCACCATCTCCCTGGCCCCGGCGATGAAAGGGCCGAAGGGCACGTCAACGGCCGCAACGGGGGAAAGCAGCCGTATAGCTTTGATCGCTGTCGGATCAGACACACGGCAGTGTCCGCTTCCCAAACCTCCCGTATGGCCTCCTCCACCCGTTCCCATTTTTGCCTCCAGGACGGCAGCTTCAATCTGTGGCTTATACGTGAGGCAAAATTCAATCGTTTCTTCAGCCTGGTTCAAGGCCACCACCTCCGCTTCAGCTTCGTTCCTGGTTAATCCTGAGCCGTCTCCTTTGCTTCAATCCGCCTGAGCATGCTGAGACATTCAACGGCCTTGTCCAGGTCCTGGAGGCCGTTTTTGCGTGGATAACGGTAGATGTATTTCACCGCGCACCCAATGAGATATCCCTTAATCCCTTCGGATCCACGGCACAGCTCCTGAGCAATGTCAACGCACTCCATGCCGCCCCGCCAAGTGTAGTGGTTAGGCCGGTGGATCATATCGCTTTTTGGGTCGAATGGGGGTCTATCGGAGGTACATTCAAGATGTCCTTCCGGGATCACATACCAGTCGTTCGATAGCATATCCGCTTGACTTGCCAGCCAACCCACTTGTGTTCCGGATTTTCCGACAAAAACAATGGCAGCGTTCTCGCTGGTCTCGTAAAAAGGTGTGCACTTGCAGTCGTTGTTTTGATAGCTTATGTCAGTGGCTAGCTCGATGTACTGGTTCTTTCCGTTCCAGCGCGTCCTGGCACAACGGCCGCCAATTTTCACAATCTCCAGTGCCTGGCCAAACGTCATTTTAGTGTTTCTCATTTTAATGCTCCTTTTCTTCCTCAAGCTGCTCATTAAACCAGCTTTCTTCCTGTTCTATCTGTTCTATCTGTTCTTCCAGCTTCTCCAGTCTGGAAACCGCCTGGAGTATCGCTCCGTGCGTCCGTCTTGACTCAACGTCATACGTCAGCTTTGCAGACAGAGTCTGCTGATCCAAGTAGGTTCGATATGTTTTGAAAATGTGCTTTCACTTCACGGTTCATTCATGCTGCCCCCTTCGCTTTCTATCTGCACCTTTGCGGATTCTTGAATCCTGCTTTCCATGTAATCCGTCATCCTTTTTAGCCGCTTTTCCCCGAAGCCAAACTCCTTCCGGAGTGCGTCCTTGCAGTCCGCCACCCCGATGTTGTAAACGTTCCAGGAGTAAGCCAGCAGCCACTTTCTCAGCTCCGGCAGTCCCATATTCTTGATGGCCTTCAGCTGCTGCCTGCTGACGCCCGGAATACTGACGTCCGTCATTCTTCACCACTTCCCTCCGGATCATTCAGGGTAATAAGCACGCACTCGGTTTTCAGTATATTGTCATGCCCGATTTTATACACGTTTCTTTCCATAAAACGCACCATATCCGGTTTCGGTACTGTGGTTTTGGCCCAGCATCCAATAAGCCGTACATGCGTGCCTTCAGCCTTCTCCGCCAACAGTAGCTTAGCATCTTCGTATATCATCGGCCATAGCTCTTTCAACGTCATGTTTCCCGCCTCCTTACAGCAGCAGATACAGGCATATCACTCCCATACTGACAGCCCATAATCCCAGCATGACGGCCAGCAGGAATAGGAACCAGTACGCCCACTTCCAGTAGTTTCTCACGGTTTTCCACCTGCTTCCCATTCCCGGTACAGCCTAAACCAGTCGCGTGCATCCATCGTAACCTTCCACCTGGTGTTGTTCCGCCGATGCAAGACGATAGGCACAGCATGGTCAGTTTTTCCCGCGTCCCTGGTGCTCTGGTCCAGGGCATCATCAATGTTGAGCTTCTCCACGCGCTTGACTTCTACATGGATTCCAGGGAGGCCGACAATGTCGGCCGCCCCTTCCTCGTTGTTTCCACAGAACTGAGCTGTCCGGTGACAGTCGTAGCCTTCCGACTTGCACAGCCTCACGGCCTCCAGCTCCCCAGCCTTTCCTTTACGCTTTCCGTTGACCATACTTTTTCACCTCGTCAGCTGCTCTGGCCAGCCGTTCCGCCAGGTCCCACGTTTCCCATACCTGGGGCATATCATGCAGGGTACAGTGTCCCTTCCCCTTGAGTGCACATCCGGCACAGTCAGCGGGACGCTTGTGCTTTAGGCAGTAGCGCTTCAAAAAGCTCAGGTTCTCGCCGAAGCGCTTCATTTTCCATTTCTGGTTCCTCATGTCGGTAAGCCACTGCTCTACACTCCGCCAGTCGTTTTCGTGAGAAGCATCGTAGAAGGCCAGAAGCACGGCTCCTACGAACACGCCGGAAAGAAAACAGATGAGAAAAATGCCGTATATCTCTGGTACATTCATTTTGTGGCCTCGTCATTCACCCCGGTGCTGCCGAAGCCGCCCGCGCCCCGTTCGGTTTCGCTCAGTTCGTCCGCCTGCACCAGCTCAACCGGGACGTTAAACAGCAGCTGCGCGATACGGTCGCCGTCATAGATTGCGTCGTCCATGTTCCAACTCGTGGCGTCGTAATCCGGGTCCAGCTCTTTATACAGCATACAAACCTCGCCGCGGTAATCGCTGTCGATCAAGCCAAACCCGATAGGGCAGATTAATTTAGTCGTCAAACCAATACTGGAACGGGCAAGGATAAAGGCATGTACTCCTTCCGGCATCTCCAATGCAAAACCTAAAGGGGTTTTTGTAGTAATACCGTTGATACCAGGGATATAATGCAGCTTGCGGTGCGGGTCAAAATATTGGTCCTCTCCCATCCCGTCAATCCGGGCGTAACAGTCATAGGCCGCCGCGCCCTTGGTTTTCTTTTCCGGCATATGTCCGCCAGATAATACTTTGATTTTCACTTTATCCATTTGTTATTCCTCCTTACGTTAGCCTTTCATCGTCCATTAATCCAAAAATGTTTACACATGATTCATCGTCTTTCTCTCTTGCTCCGTTGCTCATCCACCATTTAAGAGCATCTTCCGGGCTTTTGAAGTTGTCCATTCCCCTTTCGTTTTTCTTTTTCCAGGCCGCCCTGGCTCCTCTTTCCCATTGTCCATGGAAAATTCCTGGCCATTTCGCGGCCTCTTCGTATTTCTTCTTCGATGAAACAAAAGGGCAACAGACACAGCCGATTCTTTCTTGTCCTTCATCGTACAAGGAGCAGTATGGAAGATTGAATTTTCGAATATACTCCCAAACTTCTTCTTTGGTCCAATCAATGATCGGATGGATAAACCTTTTACCATCTTTTTGGTGGCACGGTTCAATGAGGTTTCTCTTTGATCGCCTTGCCGATTCCTCTCTTCTTACGCCTGTTACTACAAATCTGCCCCCCCGCCTCGTTCTTTATATACAGCGCAGCAGTATCTCGCTTGTCTTGTTGGCAAAATCCCTTTCTTTTCAATCGTTCTCCACATTGGTCTTTCCGGCCGTTCCATCTTGACCTCCGGGTGGAACTCATGAACGAATTTCAATACTTCTGGCGGGTCTACGGTAGTAACATTCATGTGAGCATCGAATTTCACTTTTGCTCTCTTGCACAGATCCAGAACAACGCAAGAATCCTTTCCTCCGGAAAATGCTACATAATAGCCTTCTGGCGGCTCGTTTAGCTGGAGTCTCCTTATGGCTAACAGGACTTTATCTTCTGTGCCAAAAAGCGTATTTTCAATCAGCATTTTTGTGTTCCTCTGCTTTAAAACGGAATTTCCTCGTTGAAAGTCTGTGTTACGTCCTGCCCCATGCTTTCAAATCCCTGTTTGGGCGCCGTATTCGCTGCCTGAGCGGTTTTTTCGCGCCGCTCGATAAATTCCACCCGGTCAGCGACAACTTCCGTAGCATAGTGTTTCTGGCCGTCCTTGCCATCATAACTTCTGATCTGTAAGCGTCCGTCAACCAGGAGCCGCTGCCCTTTGCTCACGTAATTGCCAATGAGTTCCGCGGTTTTATTCCAAGTCTGGATGTTAATGAAGTCGGCTTCCCGCTTTCCATCCTTGCCGCTAAAAGGCCGGTCCACCGCCAGGGTAAAGGTGCATACCGTTTTCCCGCTGGTGGTCACTTTCACGTCCGGATCCTTCACTAAACGTCCCAATAAAATGATTCTATTCATTCTTCATTCTCCTTTTTATAGGCTGTCTGGCGTACCCACGTGCAAGACAATGCATTTCTTCCAGGGAATTTCGTTAATCCATTCTTTGAAAACCCTTTCGGCCTCCTTGTCGTCCATATCCCACATCTGTTCAAAGTCGTCGTGACGATCGCCCAGATATTCACTGTTATAGTCCGCAAAATCGAATACGTCCCCTAATGCCTCATCTTTGGTCCAAGTCTTGCCGTCCTCATTCGGGTTTCCCCAAAGTTCTTCGATTGATACGTCAAAAACATCTCCCCACCAGGTATTAAAATCATCGTTACCTACCACTTCGCTGTCAACCAATGCCATGATTGGCAGCTTCGGATGCTGTGCTGCCAGAGCCAGCAGTTTTTCCGTCGCCTTGTTTCTCATCACAACCATCCTTTCGTTTCGAGAATTCGTATTTTTTCAACCTGCCTCCAGCAGCTCTTTCATATACGGTAATTCTTTGAGGACTTCTACAAACTCTCTCCATTCATCCAGCTTATGCCCGGACCGCTGGTGAATCATGCTGTAAGCATTTTCGTAGGTCATTGTGATGGTTCTCATCTGATTGTAAGACTCCGGCAGGAGTTGGATGAGCTGCCACCAGGCATCTTCGTTTCCCGTTTCCACGTACTGTTCACGGTACTTGTTTAACAGCCTGATGATGTCTCTCAGGACATCCTGAGTTAGCTGTCTCATGTGCTCGCTACTGAAATCTTCAAAGTGAAAATCTCGCTTATGGATGGTATGCATGGTAGAGCAGGAGTCCGCTACCGTGCCGACCTTGTAGGTGTCGTATTCTTTCCACCAGTACAATGGTGCCACAATGTCCATGCTGATAAACAGCTGTCGCATGAATTTTCTGTGCTCCGGCCCGGCCTGACACAACCTGCACATTAAGGCAATGTCATTTTCGCCTACCACGAATTCGCCGTTCTCGTCTCGATAGCTGTCCGACTTGCCCCAGGAAGCAAGCGGGTTTCTCATTCCCCGGATAGAATGTTCCCATCCCCAGACGTTAATGTTTTCGACTTTAATCATTCTTGGCTTCTCCTTTTGTAAATTGCCACTGTTGGATTAGGGTCCTCAATGGTAATCGCGGCAACAGCTACGTTATTATCCTCGTCCATGTAGCTGTCGATGCTGACCACTCTCTGTTCTTTGATGCTTCTGGCCAGTTTCAGCGAAATATCATCGGTTCTTCCGCTAAACACCACTTTCCCTTCGTCCGTGTCAATATTGATGTAGTCGGCACAGACCAGTGGGAACAGTTTTTTAAATCTCATTCTTTAACCTCCTTCAACTCTCCATCCCGCACTAGTTCTCGAATTTTTTTAAGCCGTTCAGTTAAATCGTCAGCATCCCATAAGAACGGTGCTTGGTCCCACGGTTTGCACAAGAAGTATTCCTCGTCGGGGCCGCACATAGGACAGTTTCCCTTGACCAGGCACTCATCGTTGTGATGTTGGCAATAAGTGACCAAAGCCTGTATCGCTTCCTTCAAGTCATCTTTCACTTTCGTCCTCCTTTTCAAAGTAAAACTTAATTTTCTTTTCATGGACTTCCACCAGCCCATACTTCTCAGCCAATCTAAACTGAAATGGCCTTATGGTGTTCGGCAGCAGGGTATGCTGAAGATTATTTCTAAATTCCTCCAGGGTCCCACCGCCCTTGTAAAAATTGCACATCCGGCAAGCTGGCATCAGGTTGTCCAGCCTGTTTAATTCATCCTCGCTCTTGGACTTCTCCCGGTGCCCCCACCAGTTGTAAGGGTCATTGAGATAGTAAGAGTCGACATGATCCACCTGCATATCTTTGTATGCCAACTCGCAGCCGCAGTAGGCACAATGGCCATGGCATTTCTCGTAGACCATCTGCCGGGTCTTTTTACTGAGCGCCTTGCGTTTCACATCTTTCCCTTCCTCTCCCATTTAAAACAAAGCCATTGTTTCGATTTTCACATCGGCTTTCTTACCTTTTTTCTTCCCTCGCTCCGGGTCATACTTTATTTCGTCAAACGCATCAAACGGAATAAATTGGAAATGCGGGCATTTATTCGTCCGCTTGGCTGCTTTCTCGCTCATTGTCTTTTCGTAATGGTTGCAAAAGACAACTTCTCCTTCAAAGCACAACACACACCATCTGCACGAATGAGCCATGTTTATTCCTTCTTTCTGGAGCTATTTCCAAAATGGAAACAGTTCCCCAACTTGTTCCATCCTGGAACAACTTCATACGCTATCCCCCACCGTTCTTTGGCCTTCCGCTGGTCCTCGTCCTTCCGTGCTTCTGCTTCTTTGTACGGATCCGGCCATTCCCGGCCATCGTTCATACGCCAAAGGTGGAGGCAGTTCTTGGCAAGGTTGACGTATTCTGACTTCTTCGGATGGAACTCGATTGCTTCTTCCTCCGGCAAGAAAAACATATCTTTGATTTCGCACATCTCGTCCCAGGTGGCAATCTTGTTCGGCTTGTCCAGCGGAGTCACGGAAACATGATCCCAGCCGCCACCGTCCGTAGCGATAACTTGAAACCGCCGTCCGCTCTTGAAAGTCCGTACCCGGAACACTCCGTTTCCCTTTGGATCACCGCCGAAAAATGAGATGCTGATTAGAACCGCGTTCGGCAGCCGGTATTTATCTAGCTCATGCAGGTCTCTCATTGTCCTTGTCTCCTTTCGTCAACGCCTGGATAACCATTCTCTGCACATCGCATTTCGTGCACAGCTGGCTAATGATTGCCTGGTATTGGTCGATTTCCTGGCGCAGGTGATAATTCTCTAGCTCCAGCAGTTCAACGGTTTCCTCCAGGGTCGGTTCTTCAATCGACATCTTCGTCCACCTCCTGATAGATTTTCCGGTCCTCCAGTAGCTTTTTGTAGGCTTCTCCAGCCTTCTCCCTGGCTTCTCTGATCCGCTTCACCGGCACACTTCCGGGATCGGTGACTTCTGCGATCAGCACTTCCAGCAGTTCATTCTCTGCATCATCGTAGCTGTCGAACACCGCGGTGCCGAACGTGTAAACGTAGCTTGCACCGGGTTCAAACGATGGGTCTTTCAGCATTGCTTTTCATCCTCCTCCAGGTACTTGTGCTTGCAGCTCTCAGAGCAGAAGTACAGCTTGTGGCCGTGCTTCTTGATGAAATTGATATACCGACCTTGCGGCGGCAGTCTAAAGATTTTCCCACACCGGCTGCATACTCGCTGCCGGCGGTAAAAATCTTTCAAGCCTTCATTCATTCCCATTCGTGTCCTCCTCATCAAGCAGAGGTAACTCGAATGGCCGCTTTTCTGATGGTCCTGCCGTCTCTACGGAAAAGCAGACGCATGTAACTTTTCAGCGGCTCATGCCAGCCCTTGCACCGCTGAATGTCATTCATCAGCATCATTGCTCCCCAGATGAGTTTCTTACGCTTTTTTGTGTTAGTCATGAGTTTCGCCTCCTGTATTTGTTTCTTTCGGACTATCGCTATCCGGGTAGTTCATGACTTCTTCGATAGCCGCCAGCACAAATCTGCATGCCGGTTCGTCAAGATGATGGTCTCCTGACCAATGGTGCCAGTCTTGCAAGCTCCTGTCTATGCCTAAGTTGATGAGGCTTTCAAGGATTTCGAAGCTTTTGAAATCGTCCAGGTTAAACTCGCCTTGATCCTATATCTGGTCCTTGATGTACTCATTGATAAGGTCCTCTGCATCAACCTTGAAGTTCTCTTCCCGGATTAAATTGATGTATGCCAGCTTGTCTTGATAGCGGTAGTCCTCACGGGTTCCGTAGGTATAGTCCCGGAATGAGTCACGGATCTGCTGCCGAAATTCATCGGTCACAACAGATTTTGGAGTAATTCTTACTTCTACATCCCTGGGGAAATACAAAACCTTGCTTTTCATGTCTCTGCCTCCTTTATTCGTCCTCAATGGTGATGAGCATCACTACGTCTTCGTTCTTATTGGCACATGCAACGATTTCAAGAATTTCTCGATTCTTGATTTCTTCGATGGAATCCCACGTCATAGCCGCCGGATCACCATTGAGCATGGTTTCTCCATCCCGCGTCTGAACTTCAATGTTCGTATCCACAATCAGTGGAAACAGCTTCTTGAATCTCATTGTTTAGCCTCCTATTCTCTGATTCCTCCCGGTCACATACAGCCCGTAGGGATTAATCATCTCGTAGATCCGGCTCCCCAGAGCTGCATCAATCGCGGTTATATCTTTAATCGGGAACTCACTGGAAAAAATCGTGGTGAGATGGTTGATGTACCTGGCATTGATAAGGTCAAACATCAGCCGCAGTTCTTCCCGGTCCACGTCAGCAAGGTGCCCATCTTTCACCGTCCCTGCCAGCTTGAACAGATCATCGATGTACAAGTTTGGCACCGACTTCCACTTGTTCATGGCCGCGTCGTAATTCTCCCGGTAGCCGGTGGCTGCTTTCAGAAGCTCCGGGACCTCACTCCGGTAGCTGAAGTAATAGTGCGGTTCCCCGTATTGCCTGGTTAATCCCTGACACACCGCTATGCAGATGTGTGTTTTCCCCAGGCCGCTGCCACCGAAGATGCCGAATCCTGGACCGTTCTTTTTATGGCACCGCAGGTAATCTTTAGCCATATTGAGCATCCTGGCAGCTGTCTGGCTCCGGCTTCCGTCAAAGCTCTCCAGGGTATACCGCTTGTAGTCTTCCGGGCTGATACCGGATTGCTTCAAACGTCTGTTTACCTGCCTTTGTTCGTAGCATTCCGAACAATGAGCCATATACGTGCGTCCATTTTTGTTCACTTCAATCCATCCGGTGTTGTGGCACCGGGGGCAGATGATCCCATCTTCCGGAGGCGGAGGCAGGACCACCACGTTTTTGTGCTGAGCTGCCTTCTGTCTGATCCGTTCCAGCATGGTGCGGAAATCATCGTCCCGGACGGTTGCTTCAGCCTTTTCCATGCTTCTCGCCCCTTTCGCTATTCTCAACGACTCTTGTCAGGGCATAGCAGCCCATTTTCCCGTTTGAAAGTCTCACGTGGATTTCGTGCGGGTACAGTTCATCCTTGACTCCTAGGGCCTTATAAGGAATCCGGCAGCCCAAGTATGAGCAGATTCCCAAAGGCTTTATATGCAGCTTTTCATGCGCTTCACATTCCTCCGCGGTTTTAAAGATTGAGCCGCAGGTTTCACATTGATACACTGTCACTGTTTTCAGTTCTCTCATCCTTCGCTCCTCCATATTTCGTTTCTGAGCGTTTTTTATACCGCCCGCATAAACTTACCTGTTTTTTTGATTTCATCGTTTTCTAGGCCGTGTTTTGTTCACACCAGGGCCATCGAAGTCAAAAAGGAATGTCGTTATATTGGTCATCTAGTACGGGAGCACTCTTTTTGTCTGAAATTTTCCTGTGCCCTTTAGCTCTCCAGGTACGGAGAACTTTGTCGATATACGCGATTGACCTTGCCTGGTGGTCTATAGCTTCCTTGCAAGCGGCTATACACCATTCATCGCCGTATTCGTCCGCCAGATCCAGTAATCTTTCCCTCTCGTAACTGCTTGAAAGGGGAAAGACGTTCTTGTTGTAGAAGTCCACAGTTTTAACACCTACAGCAGATTGTTTACCGTGATTCCTTGTTAGTAGTTCTGTCTTAGAGAAGGTATTATTAAAAGCAGCAGCAGCAGCTAAACAATTATTTTTATTTTTAGAAGTAGTACCTTCTATATCTAGTTCTTCTTCTAATTCTTTTTCTTCTTCTAATTCTGTATGCGTCTCTTTAACGTCTGTAGACGGTCTCGGAGACGTCTTGGAGACGTCTCTTTTTTGAGAAGTCGTTCCTAAAAGTAGAGTTTTTTGTTTTTCCCTCCACCTTTTCTGCCGTTCATGCTTCTTTTCTTTAGCTCTTTCAATGGCTGCCGTTTCACTCTGGTACTTTGTCCAGTTTGTCAAAGCATAGGTGCCTTCAATTTTTTCCATCATTCCAAACTTTATGAAGGTTTGCAGGGCAAGTCTTACGGTATTGATATTCTCACCGAAGATACTCGCAAACATTTCTTCGTTGTAAGGAATCTCTTTTGTAAAACGAAAGACACCTTCATTGTCTGTCTTTCCGGCAAAGCAAAGAAGTTTCAGCCAGATGACAAGCATGGCTTTTCCGTCCGGCATCAATTCAATGAGTTTGATTTTCTCATCGTCAAACATGGCCGTTGATAATTTGATCCATGGCCGTCCCATGATTCAACACCTCCTTTCAGTGGGGAGAAATCTCCCCACCTGGTTATTTGTCTCCCAGTTCTTCAGGAGTGAAAGGAGTGCCGGGGTCAATGGTGCCCTGGGGCTATTCTGATCCGGAGCTTCCTCTGCTTCGCTGGCGTTAACGTCCACCACATAGTCCGGCTTGTCCTCATCGTCAAAGGTACCGGTGGCAATCGCCTGGGCTGCCCGCAGCACGGAGGGATCCGCGCTCTGATAAGTGACACTCATCAGCCCCCACTTACCGATGAGCTTGCGCATGATGGTTTTCCGCATCATAGCGTCCGGGTTTTCCTTCCATCCCCGGCTCATGTAATTGCCGTGACGGAACTTCTTTTCATGTGCCTCCAGCTGTTTCACGGTCATGTAAATGGTCTTTTCCATACCATTTATCATCTGAAAGTACCCGACATAACCGATAATGGGCGCTTTCTCCCGTTCATCTTCATCTTCGATAAATTCCAGTTCAATATCTTCCCGGAGGCGGTCATAAGATTTCAGCTCCCCGGCTCTGACATCCACAACGTTGATCCGTTTGTATACTCCAGTCCGCAGGGCCAGCTGGAGCATGCCTTTATACCCCATGATGAAGCTGGCTTCCATACGATTCCGTTTGCTGTTGCGGAAAGGGACAAGGTACGCATATCCCAGTGCCGGGTTAATAGGAAGGTCAAAGGATGCTGCCTGGAGTGCGCTCTGGATAATGGTCACAGGCGCATCATGGAAAGCCGACATAAGCGCGCTGTCCGCGTTCATAAGACTCACGATGCTGCTGATGAATTGAGGGGACCGTTTGCCCAGAAGTTCATCAAACCGTTTCTGATAGCCTTCGTTACTGAGCAACATGTTCATCAATGCCGCTGTCGATTCTTTCGCCTGGGGCTGTGCCTGGGTCATTTGTGCCTGCCGTTTCGCCATTAATCCACCGTTGATACTAGTCATGATTTATTCCTCCTTTAATCCTTTACACGCAATACCCGAATGGGATTGCCGACTTTCTTGCACGCTTCATATGCATCAGGAAAATCCTTTTGCAGTTTTTTGCGGTTGATAGTTACCCGCCCGGCCTGGGTTTTCCAGGTGAATACCCTCCCGGAGCAGGTGCCAACTTCGTTGTCGCCCAGAATCGTACACAGTCTGTTTTTCGCCGCATCAAAGAATAGTTTCGCGGTGTCGTAGTTCTCTTTTGTTATGTCATATTCTTTCAAAGCATCGGCAGCTGTTGGAAATTCCACCGGATCAGTCTGGCCACCGTGGAACTTTTCGGTTAAAGCCTTCTGGCAATCGGTGCTGCCGTCCACCGGTGGCATTTCACCGCCGATTACATTCTTTTCCCAGAAATCCTTTTCCATCTGGAAAAGCAGCTTTATATCTTCCTCATTTCGCGGGATTTCTTTCTGCACATAGTGCTGGCCGCCGATTAGACAAGCGATGTACCACTTGCTGATCCCCGTTACCAGCATGTAGTGCTGACATTGGAGATAATAAGAATCGGGGATGTTGTCGTCAGTCCAGGCCGCTTCCGCCCGTGCATTGGCCGTCTTGATTTCCAGGCCGGCATCTTCGCCGACCACCAGACGGTCCACGTTCGCAAACAGCCAGGGATATTCGGTGCTTTGCACCATACCCTGCCGGTGCACCTTCTTTCCGGTGACTTCCGTAAACCGGTCAGCCACAACTGGTTCCAGCTTAGTCCCCCAGAGAACGGCTTCATTGTCGGACAGATCATCCGGTTCCGCTTGTCCGGTCTTTTCCATCCAGAGCTTCCAGGCGCTTTTCCACGGATTGACACCTGCAATCACTCCGGCATCACTCCCGCCGATTCCTTTATTCCGCAGGTCAAGCCATGCTTGATGGTCTTTCATTTGCTCTACGCTCATAATGAGCTTGCAGTTCTTCATGATTCTTCCTTTCTCGCTACATCCATACCGGCTTCCAGCCCTAAAAGGTAGCTTTTCATCCAGGATATAACCTCTCGTTGCTGTTCCTCGCTGCCTTCCCTGAGCACATCTTTAATGGCTATGTTCAGTTTGGCTATGAGGTCAATCGTTGAAGGCGTTATTTTAACAACGTTTCTAGGAGGGGTGGCAGCTTCATCCGTTACTTGTACAGGAGCTTCTGCCACCTTTGACACCAGCTTTCGTTCGTCGTATGAAACGCGTAACGGCTCAATCGACTTTATATGTTCCGGAATATCCAATATCTGCCGAACTTTTTGTGCCATTAGATAACTTCTGGGCAGTCGATTCAATCTTTCGCAATAATTCCAGCTGCCAGCCGGCATGCCAATCTTGTGTGCGAAGGCTGTCGCCGTCTTGTATCCCTTGCTTTTCCTGCTGCCCTTCAGGGAGAAGGCGGGATGCCATTCTGGTCCTCTCATGATTTATTCCTCTTTTGCATAAGCGTTCTGACCTTCCAGGCAATCGTGAAATCAATCAGTTCCGAGTAAGTCATGTAGCTTTTATGGGATTCCTTCTTCGGCAGGTATCCTTCCCGGCCTTCCTTCTCACAACCGCTGATGTAGTTTGCATCCGTCTGTGCAAGGACCCGGCTGTCGTAATACTTGACAGTGCCTTCCCTGGTGTAAACGTCCGTGTAGTTTATCGTCTGCACCATCTTGACGTTCCGCTCCAGGTGGTATGTGCCGTCCTGATCCTTGACCACCTTCCAGCCGGAACGGCTTATTTCCAGTGCCTTGTTTGCCATATTGCGCCTCCTTTGTGGTATAATGAGGCTATAACTCTTTCATAAGAGTTTGTACCCATTATTTCCCCGTGTCGCCACACGGGGATTTTTTTATAGTCTCTGCTTGCGTTCTCAGAATTTTTTCAATCTTTTTTGCTGCCTGGATGAAGTCTGCTCTGGACTTCTCCATGACTCCGAACAGAGTCAACAAATCTTCGGATTCAATCGGGTTCTCCCGGATTGATTTATTCACTTTAGCCAGTTCCTTTTTAAGATACTGGCCACAGCTTGCACAGTATTTCCGGTTCCCATTTTTTGTCTGCACAATCTGTTCACCGCACCGCTTGCAGTAAGTGATCCGCAGTTTCACGTTCTTTTTACTGGCATTGGTGCGCGGTTCCTCGGCGAACTTTTTCCATACCCGTTCACACTTCACAGGCTTAACCTGTGAGATATGGGCCAGCTCCACCTTTCTAACCAGTGTTTGCATGTCTGCTGTTGGCAGCAGCTTTAATATTTCTGTCAAGGGAGTAGTGAACCATCTTTCATATTCCGGTGACTGGAAATACTCCAGTGCCTCCGGATCAGTGGGATCCTTCTTTAGCTTGCGAAGGAACCCCAACATGATCCCCTGGGCCATTCCTCCCACGTCCCGAAATTCTTCGGGCTCCATCTGGTCCCGTTCTATCATGGTTGCCCCTCCTTTCAGTTCATCATCTCTTTCAGGCCAGGATCCAGTATGGTTTTCACTTCTGCATGGTTAAATCCTATGCCCTTTAGAATCATTTCAACGACTCTTTGAAGAACTTCCAGTTCAACTTCCGGAGGCAGTTCTTCTTTTTTAATTGTGTTCACCAGCAGTCCGGAGGATACCGCAAGGCCCATGCTCAGCCCCAGGTTATCCGTCATTCTGATGTCCGGTTCGATGTCCTCCTGTTCTTCTTCACCGTCTTCAATATCGGTGGCAGCGATAAAGAACTGTTTGAAACCTGCATCCTTCAGGACCTTTTCTGCTTTCTTGAAAGCTGGCCCGTTTGAAGCTGTCCTATTGAATTTCATTATCTTCACCCCCAAATAGCCATAGAGCAAATGAAAATAAACATGCCGACTGCCCCGAAGAATCCGAATACAAATCCCTGAAAGCGCGGGCCCAATGTTTCGAACCCTTCTGCAATTACGTCAATCGCCCAAGCCAACAGGCTTAATACCATACGGATCACGATGTACGGCAGCAGGACTAGCGACACAAGAAGCGGCGCGTTCTTTCTCTGTTTTCTTTCCATCTTTATGCCCCCTTTTATTGGCTAGCCAGGCCAGGTATTCGGCCTGGTGAGTGTTCACGTATTCCGTTATCAGCTCAGCTAGCGCGTTCATTTTCTTCCTCATCCTTTTTGTTCATGAGGTCCGCATAGTGTTGAGCAACGTCCTCAGTCCCGAACTGGGCTGTCACCAAATAGGCGGCCCCGCTCCGGCTGATTTCTGCCCGGAGAACATTTTCAACGCCATTGGAAACGATGTAGTAATCGTCCCGTTTGACCGGCTTCCACATTCCTTTCATTGCGCCGCCTCCTTTTGTCGCATTTATGCGACTTTCTTTTCAAAAAAAATTTCGTTCAGTTCTTCATAAGAAAGGCATAGAACTCTGGCAATAGCCGTAACTTCTCCAATGGTAAAAGTTTCACCATTGGCCTCGAATCTCCGATACAGCGTAGCCGGATTGATGCCGATAGCCACTGCCAAGGAATAAATAGTAAATCTTTTTTCCCTGATTTTGCCTTTTAGTTTATCCAGATTGACCACTATTTTCACTCCCTTCTTTTCGCATTTACGCGACTTTTGATATGAACATATTATTCTATTCCTTTCTCGTTGTCAATATGTTTTTCTAAAAATATGCGACTTTTTTATAAAGCACAACATTTATTTATTGCATATTTGCGAAACGAATGATATTATATAGGCAAAAATAAAAGGAGGAAAAAGGCCGCTATGGATACCATTGGAGCGAGAATAAAAGAGTGCCGCAAACGCGAAGGTCTATCCGCAGAAGAACTTGCTAAAAAGCTGGGGAAAAACAAGGCAACTATATATAGATATGAAAATGCTGATATTAAAGACCTCCCCATTACCATACTGGAGCCCCTGGCAAAAGCATTAAATACCACTCCGGCATACCTGCTGGGATGGGACAAAGAAGAAAGCAACAGCCTTTCAACCAGAGAAGAGAGAGAAATCGAATCTGACCTGGAAGATATGATGAATTCCGTTTCCTCCGCCGCCTACGATGACAATACAGATATGGAAGATATAGAAGCGTTCAAAGCTACAATCAAGGCAGCTATGATCCAGGCTAAAAAGATTGCCAAAAAGAAGTACACTCCAAAGAAATTCCGAAAGGAGTGATTGCCATGGATGTCAGAAAGAAAGTAAAACAGCTGGTACGCAAATATAAAACAGATGATCCGTTCAAGCTGGCGGATCATCTGGGTATTCATGTCATTTACGGGGACTTGGGCGGCAAGCTGGGGAACTACCTGAAATACAAACGTTCAAAATTTATTATCATAGATGATGAACGTACCCCGGAAAACATGCTACTGTTTGTGTGTGCTCATGAATTGGGCCATGCCCTCTGCACTCCCACGGCCAACACCCAATGGCTAAAGACCTATACTATGAGTGTAAACGCTGATAAAGTGGAACATACTGCCAATAAATTTGCTGTCAGCTTGTTATTAAACGAGCAGTATGTAACTGAATATCCTGATACCTCTTTGTATGACCTGGCCGCAAGCAGAGGCGTGCCAAAGCAATTTATCGCCTTATTAAAGGAGATGTGACATGATTATCAAGTTGCTTTTAATGATCGCTTATTTCATTATCTGCCAGATTTTAATTGCCAAATGTAGGAGTATTTCTTTCATTCTGGCGTTCGTATTCCCCATTGTGGCGTGGCTCTCGCCGCTTATCCCGCGATGGTATGTGTTCATCTTGGCATTTTCTACAGTGTCGAACGCGTTTGGGAATCCGGGCCGGATCCCAGTGTATAATCAGCCCCTCTATATGAGGAAGTACGGGACCATTCTTTCCATCATTGAAAATGGTCTGCTGCTCATTGGCCTTGTCTGGATGCTGTATTCTGCCGTGACTAGCATTATAAGTTTGTTTTAAGAGGTTATTACTATGGCTCAAAGATGCGTCATATACGCGCGCTATTCGTCCGATAGACAGCGTGAAGAATCCATTGAAGGGCAGATAAGGGTCTGTGAAGATTTTGCTTCCAGGAACGATTTAGAGGTTATACAAACCTATGTTGACCGTGCACTTACTGCCAGGACAGACAGACGGCCGGCCTTCCAGCAGATGATTTCCGACTGTAAAAAGAGACAGTTCGAGTATATCCTGGTGTACAAACTGAACCGTTTCAGCCGGAACCGGTATGACAGCGCCGTGTACAAGCACAAGATTGCCCAGTACGGCGTGAAAGTCCTGTCCGCTATGGAACGTATTACGGATGATCCGTCCGGCATCCTGCTGGAATCTCTGATTGAAGGGATAGCAGAATACTACAGCGCAGAGCTGGCGGAGAACGTACACCGGGGCATGACAGAAAATGTCCTGGAAGGAAAAGCAAATGGCCGGGCCCCTCTGGGATACAAGAAGGGACCGGACGGGAAACTGGTGGTGGACGAACGAAACGCCAAGGCCGTCCGCTTTATTTTCCAAAGCATCCTGGAAGGCCGTACCCTGAAGAAGATAGCCGGGGATCTTAATGCCATGGGATATAAAAATTCCTTTGGCAGGCCGTTCGTGTCCAGCAATTTCGGTAACCTGCTCAGGAATAAGAAGTACATCGGGATCTATCACTGGGGAAATGAAGATGTTGAAGGCGTTGTGCCTCCCATTATTGAGCGGTCTGTCTTTGACAAAGTCCAGGAGCTTATAGAATCCCGGAAGCACAAGAGTACAAGGAAAAGGGTGGACAGCTACCTTTTGACTGGTAGAATGACCTGCGGACTTTGTGGGGCCGCCTATATAGGTAAGAGCGGAACTAGCCACACCGGGACGCCGTATGCCTATTACTGCTGCTCTAACAGAGTCCATAGGAAGGGATGCAAGGGAAAGAACTACCGGCAGGATAAGCTGGAGGAATGGCTCGCAATGGAAACACTAAAGGCCCTTAACCATCCGGAGACCATACGCCAGCTGGCGAAGCAGGTTATGAAGATACAGACGGCAGCCGTAGCCGAGCCGGATCCCGTTGTAGACAATCTGGAAGCCGAACTAAAGGACTATAAAAAGCGGGTGGCCAATTCCGTTAAAGCGATAGAGGCCGGAGTCATATCTGAAACAATCTCCCAGAACATCACGAACTATGAGAATAAAATAAAGACCCTGGAGCAGGAATTGTCCAGGGCAAAATTGAAACGTCAGCCATTCACGTTGACGCAGGATCATATTGAATTTTTCCTAAGTTCTCTTTTGGCCGGTGATCCGGCAGATGCTAAATACCGCAGCCAACTCATTGACACATTGATAGCCGGGGCGGTTATCTATCCGGACAAAATAGAAGTGTACTACAAATACCAAAAAGAACTTCCTTCACTCCGGAATCCGCTCACGATTTCGGAAGAAGGAAGTTCGAATGGAAAAAAATTGGTGGGCCCACAAGGATTCGAACCTTGGACCAACCGGTTATGA